GAAGGGCGTGGACATCAGGAACCTGGCCCCACGACTCCTTCCAGTAGTCGCGCCAGTTGGGCGCTTTGAACAGGCGATCGTAGTCCTCTTGATCGGCCCCGGTGAGAATCCAGATGCCGACACCGAATGCTTCCCACACGGGCCACTTTCGCTTCTGGGCCTTGGTGAAGCTGTAGTCTTTCCCCGGCCGTTTCACGTCGATCCAGCGTGTGCCCCACTTTGGATTCGCAACGTAAAGGTCCGGGATGCCAAGCTGGAAGGCGTTGCCGATCATCCGTTCGACATGCCATCCACGGGCCTTGAGGTAGGCCACCAGCTTCTGCTGGATGTGCCACTCAGGTCCATGCTTCGGCCGCCGAATCGTGCCCATTACTTCATCATCTCCAGCGCACGAATCTTGACCTGCTTGGCCCCCGACTTCTTTTCCGCCCAGTTGTTCATCTCTTCGTTCCAGTCCATACCGATCAGCGGAACGTAGGGGCGGAAGTGCTCCACCGCATCGGTGACAACCTTCGTGACGCTCGGAACCATATCCGGCCGGGTGACGCACATGATCTCGTCGTGAATGTTCATCGGGGCCACACGCCAGTCGTGGACACCTGCGGGCTGCAGGTCCCAAATCTGCCGCTGGACGTGCTTGGTGATCTCCGCGCCGGGTGACTGGATTTCGTGGTTCGCCGCCGCACGCATGTTGGCCGCTTGCATCGAGAAGGCCGCACCATACAGGGCGCTGGCAACCGCACCGCCCGCGGTCTGCACGCGGTCACGACGGATCACCTTGACTTTGCAGTCCCGCCACTCTTTCGGCGGCTTGCAGGCCAGGTCAAACAGAGCGCGACAGATGCGGTTCTCCAAGGTGAAATAGCGGCGGAAACCGAGCATCGTCTCGGCATAGTCAGCCGGCTGCTTCCATACCACCTTGGAGCCGATGCCGCCGGGTTGGGTCATGGAGCAAAACGAATCGGCCACCCGTTTGCGCCACTTCTTGACCCCGGTGAAGCGGCTGCCGAAATTCTCAATGGCAGCCCGAGCCACCTCCTCGCTGATTCCCAGGCGGTTGACGAGGGTGCTGAAGTCCCCGCCGTAAAGCATGGTGCCGAAGAAGCCCTGCTTGCCCTTCGTGTACATGTCGTTCGTCGTGCTACCGTCGCTGGCCTTGACCTCCTCGTAGGTCGTGCCCGGGAAGATGGCCATGCCGAAGAGGGCATGAATCTTGCGTCCGGCGATCAACTCGGCGCGGAGGGCCTCGTCGCTGCACACGGCGTCGGCGATGGTTACCTCGAAGGAACTGAAGTCGCCGCCGCATAGCAGGTAGCCGTCCCACGTCAGGGGGAACATCTGCCGGACTTCGACCGTATGCTTGATCCCCTGGGCATTCAGGCCGTCCGCCCCAGCCATTCGGGAGGAAAGGGCACCAATCACGACGAACGAGGCATGGAAATTGCCGGCCAAAAGAAGCTTCTCGTATAGCTCGATTTCCTTGTTGGCGAACTTGACCTTGAGAATCTCCAGCGCCCGCCGCGCGGCCGGATGTTGGCCGGAAGGAATCAGCCCGCCGCCGCCACAGCGCAAGCAGGTCGGATCGTTGCCCTCGCACTTGCCACACGGTTCCCCGTCCCCGATGAAGCCTTCATCGTTGCACACGGCACAGTGCTCGTCCTTCTTGTGCTTCTCCGGGCACGGTCGGCCGATCCCCCATTTGCTGATCGCCTCCAGGTTGGCCTTCTTCGTGGAATGCTGAAGAAGCAGGCCCTCGGTCCCGTCCATGACCGCCATGATGTAGTCGCGGACCTCGCTCGGCTTGTTGACGTTCACCGGGCTCGCGGCAACTACCGCCTCGGCCTTTGCCTTCAGGGCGTTGATCCCCTCGATGTCGATTGTGAAGCCGTGCCACCGAACGGCCGCCACCATACAAGCTAGGGTAGAGTCGTTGTCCCCCGGCGTGGGGTAGCCGAAATGCTTGTCCAGGGCCCGCGTGTAAACGATGTCGTCCGTGGCGTACTCGCGGGCGTCCTCACGACTGGTCCAGTGCTCGATAAACTTGCGGATTACACCAGGCCAGGCAATGCCGAGCAGCTTGCATTCAGAGTTGCTCTTGGGGTCCGGCCGCACAACGATCTGATCGCCGTCGTGCTCATCCGCCATGACGTCGCTAGCCGGATCGTCCGCCGAGATCGGCCTGGTCTTCTTGTAGCCCCAGACTTCCCAATTGCGTTTGGGACCTGCTACGCTCAGAGCAGTGGGCGCGTAGCCCAACTCATAAGGCCGCCAAGCCGGAGGCGGCTCCACGTCCTTGTAGTGGTACTTGGGCTTTAGCTTCAATGCGTGCTCGACCAGGAATTTCAGGCCGCCGGCCGGGTTGAACTTGAGCACGACATCTTTGAATTCGGCGTCAATGTCGCCCCAGCGATCGCGACGATCGAATACCTGCCATTTCGGGGCGTCGGGGTCGGCCGATTTGGCAAAGTAGATGTTGTCGAAGTGGACCCTGGCTTCCAATTCCCGAGCCAGGGCATAGGCCAGGGCCGTGGGCACCCGCTTGATTCTCACGTCCTCGCGGGCCATGAGGGATTGGTAGGGGCCCTTGCGGCTGTGGAGCATCAGGTCCAGGGCCGCGGCCGGCTTGACGCAAGGGCCGTCTTGCCCCTTCGGCTCCAGCATGGCAATCTCGTCGATGTGCTCCTCGGGATTCCAACCAGGATCGCAAAGGCGAAAGACGGTGTAGACCTTGACGATCTGAAACCAGTCGAAGGCCAGGTTGAAGCCCACGACCGTGTGGGTACAAAGCCATTCGATCAAGGTCAGCGTCTCGCGAATCGGCCGCCGCCAGATTTCGTAAAGCGTGATCGGACCGTCTTCCTCGGCGTACTGCAACAGCACCGGCATCCCATGCAGCCCGCAGGTCTCCGTGTCGATGTAGACCTTACTCATGGGCCGGCTCCGCAAACACTTCGTACTCCCAGCCCCCTCCCTTGATGCTCGCGCCAACTACCGGCTCGCTGGTGAAGACGCCGTTGCGGAATCGCAGATGCAGGGCCATTCCCTTGCCGATCCAGCACGGCCTTGCACCCTCCGGCCCGGCACTCTGGACCAACTGGCCCACAATCGGTATTCGCAAGGCGGGGACGTTCGAGTTCACGCGCAGCAGGGCGTGCTCGGCGTTGACGACCTCCAACTCGAAAAGCTGGGTCGCGCATTCCACGTAGATCGTGGTCCCGACCTTCTGACACCGAACGTCTATCCCTTGGCACATGCTGCAATGTCCTGGAGTAGTTCCTCGTCCGTTAGATCGTTCGCACACCATGCCGCAACCCGTGGCCCGAGGCCCGTGATTCCCGCCTCCAACATCCGGATCACCATTGCGTGAATCTCCTCCTTACCGCGCGGATACTTGGAGCGGCGCTTGTGTTTTCGTTCTACCCCCGGCAACCGCTTGCCTCGGCCTCGCTTCCGAGCCTCCGCGATCTCGTTGGCCAGAAGCACCTGGTCCTCCTCCGAATCGCACCCGGCCAGTGCGTCCAAGTTGGCTTGCGACAAGAGGCCGGCTGCGGCCTTCTGCTGGACGCTCGGCGGCATCTTCAAGAGCCGCCACCGCATCCGCACCCAGTAGCACGTCTTCTTCAATTCCTTCGCGGCGTGTCGCTCGGTCGTCCCGTTGGGGTAGAGTCGCTGAAGGGCCCGTGCTTCCTCCCAGATATTCAGGTCCTTCCGCTCCAGGTTTTCCGCGACGTTGAGCAGTTGCGCCTGGTGGTCGGTTAGGCCGTAGCAAATGTTCGCCGGAATCGTCGAGCGGCGAAGGATCACCGCCATTGCCCGAAAGCGCCGATACCCCACGACCAGCCGATACCTGAATCCCGGCTCACGGTCCCAGGGCTGCACGGTCACAGGGCAGATCAGCCCGCCAACCTCCTCGATGCTCTCGGCCAGTTCCTTCACCGACTGCAGGGTGAACTCCCCGCGGCAGTTGAACTCGGCGTCATAGAAGATGTCCGCGACCGGCAGTGCGGGGTTGTGTTCAGATCGGAACATCCCGCAACACCCTTGCGTATGGCACTGGCCGGTTGTCGATCCACTCCCATACGCCGGTTTCCCCTTCGTCGTCGATCCAGACGAAGGTGTCGCTCGCCCTGGCCCAGGAACCGGTGTTGAAGTGGTAATTGCCGATCCGGCCTGGCTCGTGTGTGTGGCCATAAACCACGACATCGGCCTTCCGCTCGGTGCGGTACTCTTCCACGCCGTCGAGCATCTCGTCCAAGCGGCCATGCTGAAACGTCACTTTCCGCCAAAGGGTCAAGGCGGATTCCAGCGCCCCCACGAACTGGTCCTCGACAGCGTGGCGATGATTGTCGAACGGACCGCGGTTGCGGTCCTCCAGCATCCCCGAGATGATCGCCGTCAACTCGCCCGAGCCGGGGTTGTCATCCCGGCAGTAGGGATCAGCCTCGTGCCCGTGAAGGAATGCGAACTTCCGACCGCCGATCGTTTCCACGAAGCTGCGGCGCATCCGCCTGAAGAACGGATGGCCGAGCATCATCGGCGTGTCGATGAAGTGGCTGAGCGCGCCGTCGTGATTACCCACGACGTAAACGGCTTCCATCGCGTCGAGGCGATCGAGCAAGCGGATGTAGGCCATGACCGCCTTGCTCAAATTGACCTGCCAAAAGTCCAGCAAATCGCCGAGCACGTAGAGCCGCCCATTCCGGGCCTCTACGAAATCCAGGAAGGCGTTGAAGCGCGATTCGCGGCCTTCGACGGCGAAGTTGTCGCGGCAGCCGCGATCGCACGCATGGAGATCGCTGATGCAGAAGCGTGGCACGCTGTCACCTCATCAAGTAACGACGGTCGTCAGGGTTCTCATGGCGCGGCGATCTTCAATTTGCTAAAGGCGATGGTCCGCATGTCAGTCAAATGGCGCTCAACGGCCTCCAACTGGCCCGCACTGCTCTTGCCCTGAGTGGGCCGAAGGCCGACATTCCAGAGGGCGTCCATGAGTTCCTGGGCCTCTTGGTACGCAAGCGAGAAAGTAGGCTGGATCGGATGAGGTTCACCTTCAGGAATCTCGACAAACTGAAGCGGGGCACAAACCGCTCGCGGGCCGTTCATCTCGCGGATCAACAGGAAGTCCACGCACTCGCTCCAGATATGCTGATGGGCGAGCAATCGAAGGAAGTTCCACCCACTGAGGCCGCGAAGGTCACGCATGGTCTTCTCCGGCGTACCGGCTCCAAAGCAGATCGAGGGTCTCATCAAAGTCAAGTAGCGAATAGACCAGGGTTTCCATCCGGCCTCGACCGTAACGATATCGGAGGCCGTAGACGACAGTCGCCTTCGGCCCTCGCACCTCGACCGTGCTTCGGAGCGAGTCGAAGACCCGCTCCTGACCGTCCACGGGGCCGGAGACGAAAAGCGCTCGGTATCTCATGCCGTCTCGTTGGTGAAATCGAAGACGAGGGTATCGTTCCTGCGCAGGTCCAAGTCCTCTTCGATGATGACCCTGGCCACCATGCCGCCTGCAGGTTTGTGGCCGAGCACGTAGTAGGTCTCGACCGCCTGGGGTTGTTCGCCCTTCCGGATACGGAAGAGGTTGAGTTTCAGACGTGCTTCAGGCACTCGACGAGCCCCTCCGCGTCAAAGTGCAACTCGTCGCCCGTCGCCAGCACGATCTGTCCCGGCGGAAACGTCACGCGGGCGGTTCCATCCGCGGTCCGCTCGATCATCTTCTCCGTGACCTCGATCCGAGCGATGCAGTCCCCGTCGCGCCAATGCTCGATCGTCCGGCGGCCAACTCGCTTGGGCATTGGGGCCTCCCATCACAGGTCGGCGGGCACACCACTTCGCCGCTGAATGGCGAGGGCCTGCTTGATACACTTCTGCCGCGCTGCCTCACGGCTCCGCTTATTGCCGGCGACGTAGGTGTACTTGGCACCGTGGGTGCCATACTGCAACGCCGGCTTGCCGTCCTTTGTCGTGCGACGAATCGGCATGGCACTTTCCGTTAGACTGGGTTCAGATAGGCGAACCGGCCGAACAGCCGGCGTGCCGCACGGTTATATGCTTGGGCCGCTTCACGTTTGTTCGAGAAGTAGCCCAAACACTCGCGCCTGCGGCCCTTGCAAATCTCCGCTCTCCACAGGTTCGTTGCTCTATGAAGATGGACACCCTTGTAGCCCGACGTGTTGTTACGATTCGGCCCCCGATTTCCACCGTTCTCCGATTGCGTTGCCTGCCGCAGATTACGGCGGCGGTTGTCGAGTCGATGGCGGTTACGATGATCCACACGTCCAAAGACACGGCGGTACTTACGCCCTGCGACAACGACGTGCATCAGGTGCATCCCAGCCTTGTCTCCACGCACTGCGTAACCATTCGACGCGAAGCACCAACTCCAACGTCGGAGATACTCGTAGTCCTTATCGTCCACCAGGGCCTCTTTGCCCTTCGTCAATGGGATACGTCTCATCGCGGCAACGGTCCCACGTCACGGCCACCATCAACCAAGTAGCGCTTGGGGCCGTATTTCTCGTTCTCGTGGCGCAGCTTGCAATTGAGTCGCCAGGTGACGCCATGCTTCGGATTGACGCCGTGCAGCCATTGCGATGGTTCCCGATACCCCGAGAGCGTGTTGTAGGCAAAGGCGTCGGTTCCGACCCACGATCCATTGACGAGTAGTTCGCCGTCTACGTCGGACAACACGCTGGCGGCGTGGTGATGGCCAACAACGAAGTAGCGGCAGCGTTGGGCACCGGCCGCCGCGCCCAGGGCTATCAGGCCCTTTTGCCGGCGCATCATGCCATACCACGGAATCGACAACTGGCTACGAACGTCGTCGCCATGCGATACGTTGAAGCCAACGCCATTGATGTTGACGTTGGCGCTCCACGCATCGGGAATCGTGAAGTGGACGTTGCCCAACTCGCGGCAGTGCAACCGGGCAATTTCACCGCAGAGGTAATCCCAATTATCGTTCGCGCCGAGGTAATCCTTCTTGGGCGTGCGGCGGCCATGATTGCCAGCCAGGTAGAGGATGTTGACTTCCTCGAAGTGGGCGGCCAAGTCACGGTACATCAAAGCGTGAAGCTGCCCAATAGCAAGGCAGTTGCGGAACTGGTTGCGGTAATATGACCGTTCGCAGGCCCGGTGAATCTCACCGCTCGTGTAGTCGCCGTAGGCCAAAACCCAGAGGACCGGGAAGGCAAACTTCGGGGCCAGCGTGTCGTGGCACCATTCGACCACGGTGTCCACGTAGCGCTCTGCGCGACAGCACGATATCGGGAAGTTGTAGTTCTCCAAACCACCGACTTCTTCGGGCCGCACCACCTGATCGTGGTGGCAGTCCGAGACGTGCATGACGACGTGCTCGCTGATCTCGGCCTTGCGACGGAACTCCACTGCCTGGGGCAACGGCTCGAATGGCTTGATCCGTTGCTCCATCTCGCCAACGATCGCCTTGAACAACCCCGCGATCTTCGCCCCGGCCTTGACCTTCTGGCGCTCGCGGTTTCGCTCTTCGGTCAGATGGACGACCTCGGCTTCAAGCTCCAAGACCCGTTTGTCGGTCGGATCGTATTCGGGAATGTTCTTGTGCTGACCGCCGGCCCGCTTCGGCGTAGGCGGCTCGTCATTAGGCCAGGGCACGTCCTTGTGGACACGTCCCGTGGCGATGTCCGACACGATGGACCGGCTCGTCTTGAATCGCTTGGCGATCTCCGGCTGCGTCATGCCCTCGACTATGGCAGCCTTGATCTTCTCAACCTTCTTCTTGGTCAGCTTCATCCGTCGTCACGCCTTGCTGGTAGATGGTGAAAGAGAGGCCAGGCGGCGTGCCCCATCGCCGCCTGACGCCAAGCCTGTCGGTCTCCAAGAGGTAGAGGATCGACCGACTTACGACCGACGATCGCGGCCGAAGAGAAGGTACTTTTCCACCCAGTCGATGGCGCGGCTGAAATCGAAGCCGCCCTTGATTTCGGCGGGCGGGGCAGCACGGTCGGATTGGGGCAAACCGGAAGGGAGAACGCCGCCGTCTTCCACCGGCATCTTCTCGATCTGGGCGAGCGTCGGCATCGGCACGTTGGGGTCCACCGCCCACTCGATCTTGGCGTCCCGAGCAAACGTATGGATACGGCGAACCGGGACGATGAAGTTGAAGCCCTGCAACTGCTGGACGCCCTGGGTCAGCATCCCGATGTACTCGCCGGTTTCCTTCAGGTACATCCCGCCGCCGGAGGAGCCGGGGAAGGCCACCGCGGTCACCTGGTCGAAGACCTTGACGTTCGCGCCCTTCATCGGCAGGGTGCGGCCCGTCTGGCTCAAGACGCCCGTCGTGTAGCTGTTGGCCCCGAACTGGCCCAAGAGGCTGCCGCAATGGCTCAACTCGACGCCGATCGGCGGCACGTAGTTAAGGTCGCGCTTGAACTTTGCCGAATCGCTGAGCGGATACGCATTCAGGCGTCGGACCATGAGCAAGGCGATGTCTTCGCCGAAATCTGCGTCCGAGAACTTGACCACCTTGGCGTCGAGCTTCGTCTCTCCGACGCGCCGGCCGTTCTGCTTGAATTCCTGGACGATCTCAGCATCCTTGAACTCCACCAAGACCCGCGTGCCGCCGTCCGCCGTAATCACCTTGCGGACCACGCGCAAATGGTCGATCACGTGGCCGGCGGTCCAGATGAAGCTCACGGCGTCGTTGCCGATCTTCCGGGTCACGATCGTACCGGAGCCTTGCGCCTCGCCGGATTTGACCGTCACGCTGATCGCCTGCAAGTAATCGGGGACGGAAGGGCTCGGTTCCGCGGCGAGCGCCGCGCCGGCGGCCAGGGCAACGAGGATCGCAACCAACAGCACACACTTCTTCATGATGCAGACTCCAAGGGGGTAAGACTCTCCACCAATCACTGCCAAACACGCTGAATTCGGTCGATGCCGAAATCCGAATCGTCAAAGTCCTCGTCTGGCGAATCGTCGAACGAATCTTCCGGCTCTTCGATGATCTCGACTTCCACCTGGCTCTCGTATTCAGGTCGCAGCCTGTTCACGAGTGCCGTCACAATCCTGTCACGAGCAGCTTCATCGTGGCCCCAATGCCGATAGCGCGACTTCAGGAGCACCGTGGCCTCCGCATCTACCACCAGGTCCTTCTCCGGGGCCATGAAGTCCAGTTCGTACAAGGAATCCGAGAAGACCCATTCGAGCACGTTGCCTACGCTCGCCTCCGTGGGGCGACGCCCGTACTTGCCTTCCCCAATCAGGATGCGGCATCGAACGTGACTCACGAGGCGGTCTCCTCAACTCGCATGTCACCCTCCTGGCCGCCATCCTGCCAATTCACGCCCTCCATGACCTCGCCCATAGTCATCAGTTCCAGACGACGATTGTCGCGGATCACGTGCAGCACACGCCGGTCGCTCGGCAGATGAATCAGGTCCACGATAGTGCAGCCGAGGTTCTCATCCATGCCCTTGCGGTGAATTCGATCCTCCGATTGGACCCGGTACTCGGGCTTCCAGGAGTTGGACCAGTAGACGGCCATCCGCGCCTCCACCAGTGTCAGGCTCATGCCGCCCGACTCTGGATTCGAGACGAAGGCTACACGAGCGTTACTGGCCAGATCGCCCCAGTAATCCAAGGGAGGCGTCGAGACGCTGACACCATCCTGGGTGAGCACTTGATAGGCCCCGCCATCGCAGCGGACCACATCCCAGTGTTCCGCAAGACAGAGCCGAACGATCCGGTCGATCGAGCCCGTAAAGCCGGCCCAGATCACGATCCGGCCCGTCTCCTCATTCTCATCCAAGAGCATTTTGAGAGCGGCGTCCTTCGGACACGGGACCTCACGGGCCACACGCACCATCCTGGGCACTTCCTGCTTACCGCCGCATAGGGGACAGGGAATTGTCTCCTTGACTAGGCGGGCCACTACCTCCGCCGGCAACAACTCAGTGCCGGGATAATTCCGCTCCGGCTCATCCGGATCGCGCCACCGTTCCACCGAACCATCCGTGCAATACGTGCATTTCGCCGTTCCGTCCCGGACCTCGTGGTACTGAAAGCCGTCGCTTAGCTCCCGCAGAAGCGTCATGCCGGTTACCGCATTCGGAGCCGACCGAACAATGGCCTCCGCGACCCGCAGAGCGCTCGCGGTCGGTTTGCAGATGATCCTGCGATACCGCTTCTCCGGAAGGCTCAAGCAGTCCTTCTTGTGCTTGATGATGACCAGGCCCCTGAGCCGCTCGTAGAGATAGGCCACCTCATTGATGCTGGGGACAAAGGCGTGGTACTCGTCAGGATCGGCGCACTCGTCGTGCGGCCCCTCGTCGGACAGCTTGCCGCATTTGTCGCACTTGTGCTCGTCGTCCTTCCAGCCAATCCGCTTCTTGAACTTGCCGCCGTCGTCGAACTGCTGATCGACCATGAAGGCCAGCCGCGTCTCCATTGCCTGGCGGCTCCCTTCCTTGAGGAAACCCGGCCAGGCGATCTCGCACTGGCTCCACCAGTCCATCGGAGTCTTCGGCGATGGCGTGCCCGACATCTCGATGACGAACCCGTCATAGCCGTACTTGTCGCGGATCAGATCGGCGAGCTTTTGGCAGGCTTTGGAACGCTGCGACGTAGCAGTCTTACAGCGGCTTGATTCGTCCATGACACAGAACCGCGGCAGAGTCTGGCTGCCGTCCCACTCGTCCATGACCCGGACAAGGCCCTCGTAGGTGAACCACTCCATCTTGATCCGATCAAACGGAAAGCCCCAAAGGCGGAATTCCCGCTGGATGTTGGGAAGGCTCGTCTTCGGACCCACCCACCACACCAGGTCAACGCCGGAGTTCTCAATTACCATCTGGGCCGCCAGCGTCTTGCCGGTCCCCATCTCCGCCGCAAGTATCTGATAGTGGTAGGTCAGGCCGGCGTCCGCCATGTCGAACTGCTGCGGCATCGGCTCCGCTGGCACACCGTTTCGGAAATACTCGCGGTACTGGTGCCGAGCCACCGGCCGGTCGAACCAGGCGTACACGTCCTCGCCGGCCAGATAGCCGAGTTGAAAGCGGTTCCGCTGACAGTCGTCTGCCGACCAAATCTTCTTGCCCGCCAAGAGTCCTTCTTCGTCAAACTGGTGCCAATGCGAACCACGCATGGCCTTGATCTCATCCTTGAGCTTGTAGTGCGACTTCACAAAGATGATGCGGCCGTCCCGGAACTCGACGGTCGCCGAGAGGCGGACGAGCGACCCAGCGTCGGTGCGGACGGGTCCCAGCTTCATCTCGGGCATACAAGTGGTTCCTTGCCAAACCGACGCACGGTGCCTCTATTAGCTAAACCGTAAGACGCGCCGGGTTATTGAAGACGATTCCTGGCGATTTCGCAGTTGTGCTCGGTCAACTCAATGCCGATACAACGGCGGCCGAGCTTCTGGGCGGCCACCAAGGTCGAGCCGCTCCCGGCAAAGGGATCGAGGATGACACCTCCATCAGGCGATGACAGGAGCGTAAGTAGATAGCGCATCAGCTTTACGGGCTTGACGGTGGGATGATCGTTCCCCGGCCCGCGCTCCCGTTTCGTGGCCTTGCCGCAGTAGAAGAACCGGCTCGCTCCCCCGGAGTCACCGGGATACTCGCGACTCTTGTGGTTGTTTGTTCCCCATGCCGTCGCCTTGACGGTCGCATTGCGGCTGTGTTCTGACCGCTTGCCGGTGATACTCAAGGGGCCAGTTTGCTCGTCGAGCATTGCCGCCGAGTCTTCGTCGAGCAGCACGTTTGCCGGCCAGCGTCCCGATTGCTCCGAAGTCTCGACTTGATGAAAGAACCGGCTGGCCCCGCCGGAGTCGCCGTAGGTGTCCGTCGCCGTAGCCTCATCGGGAAAATCGCCGTGGTAGCCACCCTCGCCCTTGCTCGCGTTGCGCTTCTGTCCAGCCTTCATCTTGCCGCTGGTGAGCGTCCCGGTCTGAGCGTCCAACTGGGCGGCCGACTCCTCGTCGAGCAGGAGGTTCGCCGGATAGCGGCCGGACGCTCCCGGAAAGGCGTACCCCTCCTCTCCGATCCGATAGGATGTTGCCCCGCTACGATTTCCGACATGATTGCCGTCTGCATGGGTCGTGCGCGGCGGGGTGTCAAGGCGGCAAGCGTCGATGTTCATTCCCGCCACGCCCCAGGCAAGGGCATTGTCGGCGATCGTACCGCCCATCGGCTTCATCGCGAGAACGATCGGCTCCCAGGCAGGCTTGAGAGCCATGGCCCAGCCGGTCCACCTGGCGGCTTCGGGGGTCGCCGGGGCCGTAATCTGGGCGGCCTTGAGCCGGGCATCCGTACCAGGGGCGTGCAGACCCTTGCCGCCGCCATAGCATCCATTCCCTTTTCCTTCATGGAGGTGGTAGCCGGGGCGGTCGAGCTTGTCGCCAATGACCTCGCGCTCGGCCCCCTTCGCCTTGTCGATCAGCTTGCCGATGTCGGCTGACTTGGGGAACCCCTGGCCATAGAGCCACATCAAGCAGTCTCGAATCTCCCAGCCGGCATCCTCGATGGCACAAGTCAACCGGTGATAGGTGCGGGTCCCGCCAAAGGCCAAGAGAAGGGCACCCGGCTTGCACACGCGGCCGATTGCCCGCCAATACTCGGGGCCAGGAACCTCGTGGTCCCACTCCTTCTCCATGAAGCTCAGTCCGTAGGGAGGGTCCGTGACGACGAAATCCACCGTCGCCTCGGGCAACGTCGGCAGTACCTCGCGGAGGTCGCCGCAATACAGGGTGATCGGGTCTTGCTCAAAGAAGGGTGGCATAGATGCTAGCGACCGCGTTTGTCTTCCAGAAGAAAGAAGGTCTGGTCCGGGGCCTGCCGCGTGCGGAACTCGCCCCACACATTGAGGCCCGCGGAACAGAACAGGCCGTAGAGCTTGTTGAAGCAGTGCCGCACGGTGGGCGCGAGGCCCGCGACACAGCCGGATGCGACGGCATCCCGCCACTGGGCAAGCGCGCCCGTGACGACGGCGACCTGCGTACTGCGCAGAATCGTTTCCGCCGTTACGAATGGCATTCCCGAGCAGCACTGAAGGATGTCCTGCATGTCCCGGTCGTCGGCCCCGATCAAGGCACTGAACGACACATGCGTAAGCAGCCGCGGTGAGAGGCCCACCGGCGCGTGCTCGTCGCGGATCGCCGCCAGGCAGCCTAGGAATCGTTCTGCTTCCGACAGATTCCGCCGAGACGCATCGGACGACTCCGCCACGTTGCGGCCCAATGCCTTGTGGGTCACACCGATCAAGGTGCGAAAGTCGATCGACGGCGTTTGGATCAGCACGCAATCCGGGGTCATATCACCGACACAAGGAGAGGAAAGAAAAGCCGAGAGCGGTCAGATGGCCGCCCTCGGCCAAAGACCAGGCAAGAGCGAGCGTGCTATGGGGCCGAGGCCCGATAGATGCACTACCGGGCGCGGGCCGGCTTGGTCTCGTCCACGCGCTCCACGCCGTTGCTCTTGGTCGTGAGGAAACGCTCGATCTCGCGGGCGATGACCTTTATCGTCGGAACCCGGTCGAAGGGGATCGCGCAGGCGCTCACCACGGGGACGTGCCACGAACCGCGTTTGTTCTCGGCCAGCTTTACCTTCAAGGTGACCGGAATTGGGTCGTGAGGCGCGAGGTCCGCCACGTTCTCGCCGTTTGCCGCCTTGGCGTCGATGGCGGCCTGCGTCAGCGGCAGGTAGGGGAAGAGCTTCTTGGCCTCGATGCGGTTGGACTTGTTGCCGCAGAAGAACTCCAAAAAGCGGTTCTGCGACTGCTCGTAGACGAGGAAAGAGGGCCCGAACTGGCAGTGCGATTCCGGCTCGGCGGACTTCGCCTGAATCCGCTGGAATTCCGGCGACTGCATGTCGTAGGAGATCACCAGGGCCTCGCTATCCGTCATGTCGATGGCCTTGGGCCGACGGGCCAGCGGAAGGATGCTCACGGAGGTGCCCAGGTCGATGATCTCGTCGTCGGACTCGGGGATGCCGTAATGGCCGGGCGGAATCTGGCCCTTGTTGACCGCCTTGCCCTTCGTGTAGAGCTGCAGGCGGCCGAGGAAATCGCCACCCTTGGCCAACTCGGTGTAAAGGTCATCCCCGCCGATCTGCGTGGAGGGAAGTTGCTCGAAATTGGTAGGAACCAAAGCGTTGTCGGACATCGGAAACCTCGTTCTGTGTTCCAGGGTTCAGAAGCTGCAAATCATCAGTTGCTCATTAGTCGTCTTCGTTGTCGGTTTCGGCCTCCCGTGTTAGGGTATGGGTGCGAAGCCGCTCCGCGATGCGCTCCCGCTGCTCGTTGACGCTCTCAGGGTCCAGATGGAGCACCCATTGCAGGGCCAATCGCCAGCCTTCCAGCGGCGTTTGGCAATTGCTTTTCGTCAGCGCCGAGGCGGCGACGTCATGCCGTTCGTATTCGGCCAGGATTTCCTTGAGCCAGCGGAGATGGGGCTGAGGCGAGAACTCCGCGTAGAAATCGTCGAGCTTCCCCTGCCTCACGGCCTCCTTGTACCGCTTGACCCACGCCGCCACCAAAGGAACGAAATCTTTGGCGGCCATCGTCTTCGCCAGGTCGAGAAATTGGCATTGGCGGCGAGTGATGACCCGGGTCAGGGCGTAGGCTGACTCCAGCGGTATCTCGCCCCGGGCCACGGTCTTTTGGACCTTGGGATGCAAACTCAAGAGCCCCAGTTGCTGCCCGATCCAGGTCGGGTTCTTATGGATCAGATTGCTGACTTCCAGGATGCCGACATCCGTTCCCTTTTGGGCGGACAGCGCTTGCATGATCTTCCGAATCTGCTTGGCATATTCCAGAGGCGTCGTCTCGGGCCGGAGGGCATTGCCCTGAATCTGGATCGCCAGAACATCCTCGTCCGTGAGGCCGTGCTTCACGATGCACGGCATCGTAGGCAGCTTCAGTTCGCACGCGACCGCGTGGCGATGCAGCCCTTCGACAACCTCCACCCGGCCAGGCTTCCGCGGCGACGGCCGAACGCAGATCGAATTGATGAAGCCCACGGCCGCAACCGAGTCCCGCAGTTCCAGGTAATCCACTGAGGCCCGGTTCACCGGGCGCAGGATCACCCACGGGGCGATGATCTGATCGGTCGGGATGTCTCGAACTTCATCTTGCATAGGCACCTATACAAGACTCCCAAAACTCGCGTTTTTTCAGATGAAGCTGAAAATTCGCCGTTTTTGGGAGTCTTGTATAGGTGACTCTCTGCGGTCCGCTCTGGACCGGCGCTCACAGCGTTTACACGCCCGAGGCGGGATCACTCTATGCCCAAAGTCACCGAGGCCCTGTTTAACTTCCTCAACGCCCGACGAACGCCTGCCAACGCCGATCTCGTCGAGCGATGGTCCCCGGCGATGGAGACCCAGGTCAACGTCGCTCCCGGCAAAGGCGAACCGGTCGCCGGCAAGCGATCCACGTGGACTGATGGAAGCATGGAATGGCATAACGTAAGGGTTCCGAAGAACGCCGCCACCGATCCCACATTCACGGACTACGAGCTTCGTTTCCCCCTCGACTTGCACGCCGAAGGAATCGGGATGACTGGTTGGGACTGGCAAGCCCGCAAGTCCCGTCACTTCGGCTTCGACTTTGACGCCATCACAGGCCATGCCAAGGGAATCGGCATCGACGAAGAGCAATTGGGCAAGGTCAAGGAGGCGGCGTGCGCTCTCCCCTATGTTCAGGTCCGGCGGAGTACCGGCGGGGGTGGAATCCATCTTTACGTCTACGTGGACGGTATCCCGACCCAGAACCACACCGAGCACGCTGCGCTGGCCCGCTGTGTCCTAGGAATGATGTCGGCCGAGACCGGATTCGACTTCGCCAGCCAGATCGACGCCTGCGGCCACGTGATGTGGATTTGGCACCGCAAGATGACTGCCGAGAATCGCGGCCTAGAAATCATCAAGCCCGCCGAGAAGATCCTCACGGTGGCCGATCTGCCGACCAATTGGCAGGACCATGTTGAAGTGGTCAAGCGGCAGCGGACCAAGGTTCGCGTCAACGCAATCGCTGAGAGCGATCAAGACCCGTTCGAGGCCCTCACCGCCAGCCGGAAGATCGTGCCTCTGGACGACAGCCACAAGAGCCAGATCGAAGCCCTGATACGATCGGGCTTCACCACGCTCTGGATTCAGGACCACCACCTATTGCAGACCCACACCCG